GGTACTATTAGAAAATGGGTACCTGTTCAGTTGACTGAACTACTCCTCGGCCGCCTACATGCTCTTTACGAGCCTGCAGGTAAGGTGAGAGTGGTAGCCATCGTAGATTACTGGACTCAAGCTGTACTAAAACCTGTCCATGACTGGATGTTCAGTATTCTGAAGCTTATCCCAACTGATGCTACTTTTGATCAGGAGGGAAAAGTTAAGGAATTTGCATCTAAGGGGTTCAAGGTAGTTTACTCCTTGGACCTCCGAAATGCCACTGATACCATACCCATGGGCTTGTATATAAAGCTGCTTGAACCAATCTTCGGATACTCGTTGGTCCAGTTGTGGAGAGCATTACTCGTCGACCGAGCATTCCTGAAACCGGCAGAGCTACGTGAGGATAACCCATATCCCACAAGACTACATGCTGTAGTCGCGTGTGGGGTACGTGGGCTTCTTGCGCCTCTGAAGACGGATCAGTTTGTGAAGTACACGACAGGGCAGCCGATGGGTGCCTTGTCATCGTGGTCTTCTCTCGCTTTGATACACCATTGCCTTGTTCAGTTTTCAGCTTATAATGTTCTTATGAACAGTGGAGAAAACTCCACGCTGAAACCGACTTGGTTCATGGGGTATCTAGTGTTAGGAGACGATGTTGTGATTGCTGATAAAATGGTAGCTCTAGAGTACCAACGAATCCTTGCCTCCTTCGGAATAGAGGTCGGCTTAGCTAAATCATACATTTCTGAAAATGGTATGTTTAACTTTGCTAACCAAAGTTTCGTCGGAGAAGACAATATATCACCTCTTTCCTTACGGGAAGAAGTGGGAATTACTTCCCTGCCCTCACGAGTAGAGTTCGCAATGCGAGCAATACGACGAGGATGGATAGATTTGTCCAAAGGCAATTGGTTGGCACCTTTATTGAAGCTGTTTATCACCCCGCAAATGTATCGCGAGGTAATCACGGATCTTCGTAAGGGAGACCTCCACCCCGTGGTGAGTTGGGTAACTTCGGTCCTTTTCTGTCCTGGGGTAACGAAATTTTCGTTCCTTGGGATCAGAGAAGTTTCCATTAATACTTTTCTAGCGTGTTTAACGCGAAGAATGAGTTTGTGGAATAAACCGTTGGTTACGCTCAACAGCGAGGTGAGAGATTCGACTCGTGAGAAACTCATATTAAGTATGGTTGGCACTTCTGCCGACCGCTTATATAAAGAGTTCTTACGGTCTCGGGAAGAATTGAAGGCATTCGAAACCTGGCTCATAGGTCAGACGAGCGTGTCTGTCGAGTACGTCTTGAAAAACATATTCGAACAGCAGCGTAAATCTGCCCTTGAACGGTGGTCGGATGACTACCGTAAGTTTGTAAAAACTTTACAGGTTTGCGGTAGAATGCCAGATCTGACGGTGTTCCTATTGGAGCATACTCTCGATATGTATATCGACGAGATCTTAAAGATCTTGAA